GATAAAAAAGTATTACCTTCAATGAGGTCAATGCAATTTGGTGGAAAACCAATTGAAATTTCACCAAACAGAATTTATAACTGTGCATATCTACCAATCGACCACTTAGACGCATTTGCTGAAAGTATGTTCTTATTGTTAGGTGGAACAGGTGTTGGATATTCAGTTCAAAAACACCACGTAGATAAATTACCTGAAATCAGAAAACCAAATCCAAACAGAACAAGAAGATTTTTAATTGGAGATTCAATTGAAGGATGGGCAGACGCAATCAAAGTTTTATTCAAATCTTATTTTGGTGAAGCTCTTTCAACACCTGAATTTGATTATTCAGATATTAGACCAAAAGGTGCAAGATTAATTACATCAGGTGGTAAAGCACCTGGACCTCAACCACTGAAAGATTGTATCCACCAACTTAAAAAAATATTAGATACAAAAGAAGATGGTGAAAAATTAACACCAATCGAAGCACATGATATGGTTTGTCACATCGCTGATGCAGTTCTTAGCGGAGGAATCCGAAGAGCAGCACTTATCTCATTATTTAGTGCGGATGACAATGAAATGATTGCTTGTAAGTCAGGAACTTGGTGGGAACAAAACCCACAAAGAGGAAGGGCTAATAATTCTGCAGCACTTGTTAGACACAAAATAACAAAAGAATTTTTCTTGGATTTGTGGAAAAGAGTTGAGGCTTCAGGAGCAGGTGAACCTGGTATTTATTTCACAAACGATAAAGATTGGGGAACAAACCCATGTTGTGAAATCGCTTTGAGACCAAACCAATTCTGTAATTTATGTGAAGTAAATGTATCAGATATTGAGTCACAAGAAGATTTAAATCAACGTGTAAAAGCTGCGGCATTTATTGGAACATTACAAGCAGGTTATACTGACTTCCATTACTTAAGAGATATTTGGAAACGTACAACAGAAAAAGAAGCGTTGATTGGTGTATCGATGACAGGTATTGGTTCAGGTGTTGTTTTGGGTTATGATATGAAAGAAGCTGCAAAACTTGTTAAAGAAGAAAATGCAAGAGTTGCAGAACTTATTGGAATCAATAAATCGGCGAGAACAACAACAGTTAAACCAGCAGGTACTACTTCATTAACTTTGGGAACTTCATCAGGTATTCACGCTTGGCACAATGATTACTATATCCGTAGAATTCGTGTTGGTAAGAACGAGGCAATTTATCAATACTTGGCAATATACCATCCTGAATTAATTGAAGATGAGTTTTTCCGTCCACATGACACAGCGGTAATTTCTGTACCACAGAAAGCGCCTGAAGGTGCAATTTTGAGAACAGAATCACCATTCCAATTATTGGACCGTGTTAAAAAAGTAACACAAGAATGGGTTAGACCTGGACACAGAAGTGGTTCAAATTCACACAACGTTTCAGCAACAATCAGTTTGAAACCTGAAGATTGGGAATTGGCTGGTGAATGGATGTGGGAAAACCGTGACTACTATAATGGTTTATCGGTACTTCCATTTTCTGACCACACTTATAAACAAGCACCTTTCGAAGATTGTGATAAAGAAACATTTGAAAGAATGTTTAAATCTTTAACAAATATCGATTTAACAAAAGTTGTTGAGTTAACAGACGAAACAGACTTGAGTGGTGAATTGGCTTGTGCAGGTGGAGCTTGTGAAATCAAGTAAAAAAAACATATCACAACATAATGATGAAGGGGGAAGTTATAAACTTTCCCCTTCTGATTTTTATATTGAAGATGGAAAATATGTCTTCACAAAAGAGTTTCATTTAAAACGAGGAAGTTGTTGTGGTAACGGATGTAAAAATTGTCCTTACTTTCCTCGTCACAAAAAAGGAAACACAACTATATTTATTGAAAATGGCTAATGGTGTAACATATGGTGTAAATTTTCCTTTTGTGGATTCTTTGGTTGGTGACTACGTATCACTTTCTCAAAATCCTGACCAAGAGATTAGAAGTAGTTTAATTCATTTACTTTTGACTAGAAAAGGAAGTCGTTATTATTTACCAAATTTTGGTTCAAGACTCTATGAATTTATTTTTGAGCCGTTTGACGGAATTACTTTTGAAGCAGTTAAAGATGATATTAGAGATACGGTTTCTGAATTTATACCTAATCTAACAATAAATGATATTATTGTTTTACCATATGATGAATATGAAAAAGAATATGGTTCGTTGGGTAGTGTTAATTATGAAAATTTAGGAAACGGTGTTTATAGGGTTGCGGGTAGAGGAACAACAGAATACACAGCTAAAATAAGAATTGAATACACAATAACTGACAATACGTTTCAAACAAGAGACTTTATAATTATTAATATATAACATGGCACAAAGAAGAATATCATATACCGTAAGAGATTTTGCGGCAATAAGACAAGAACTTATTGATTATACAAGGAAATATTATCCTGATATTGTACAAAATTTTAATGACGCATCCATATTCTCAGTTTTTTTGGATTTAAACGCTGCGGTTACAGATAACCTTCACTATCACATTGATAGAAGTATTCAAGAAACAGTTTTAGAATTTGCACAACAAAGAAGTTCTTTGTATAATATTGCAAGAACATATGGATTAAAAATACCTGGTAATAGACCTTCAGTTGCGGTTTGTGATATCACAATTAATGTTCCCGTTTCAGGTGACAGACCAAACGTGAATTACATGGGTACCATTAAAGCTGGGTCACAATTTGTTGGTGCGGGACAAAACTTTGAAAATTTAACTGATATTGTTTTTTCAAGTCAGTATAGTTCATCAGGACAACCCAATCAAAAAGTAATTCCTGTATTAGATACTAATAATAGAGTTATAAGTTATAACATTACAAAAAGAGAAATTTTAGTTAATGGTATCACTAAAGTATTTAAAAAAGTTGTTACACAGGCAGACGCAGTACCATTCCTACAATTATTTTTACCTGAAAGAAACGTATTAAATGTTACATCAATAATTCAAAAAGACGGTATTAATTATCAAAACGTTCCACCATATTCTGATTTTATATCACCTGATGGAAAATGGTATGAAGTTCCAGCTTTGGCTGAATCAAGAGTTTTTATACCATACGCTGGTAAAACCGCAAGTCAAGGTATCACACCTGGTATATTTGTGGATACTAATAATAGATACATTACAGAGTTTACACCTGAAAACTTCATGAAAATAACTTTTGGAGGTGCAAATACAACCGCAGACCAACAATTGGCTCAGTTTGTCCAAACAGGTGTAGTTCCAAGAATTAACGATTATCAAAATAATATTAATCTTGGTTTAATACCAACACCAAACACAACTTTATTTGTTCAGTATAGAGTTGGTGGTGGATTAGAAAGTAATGTGGGTGTAAATGTTATTAACACAATAGGTAATTTAGATATGGTGTTTAACGGACAGACAAACGCAGCTGAACAAGCTAGAGTAGTGAGTTCCGTTCAGGTAACAAACGTTACCGCAGCAGTTGGAGGTTCTAACCCTCCATCAATAGAGGAAGTAAGAAATTTAGTTACATTTAATTTTAGTTCACAAAACAGAGCGGTTACAATTGGTGACTACTACGCATTGATAAATAAAATGCCTGGTATATATGGTGTACCTGCTAAGGTTGGTGTGTTAGAATTAAACAACCAAATCTATATTGCACTTTTAAGTCAGGATACTAATGGCAAAATGACACAACTTGTACCTGAAGTATTAAAAGAAAACATTAGAACTTATTTGAATGATTTTAGAATGACCAACGATAGTTTAACAGTACAAACCGCAAAAGTTATTGACCTAAGGTTTGATGTTTCTGTCACATTAGAAAAATCAACAAATCAAAATGCGATTATTGCGGATATAATTGACACCATAGCATCTTATATGACACCGTTAGGAAGAGAACTTGGACAAAATGTGATAGTATCTGAAATAAGAAAAATAGTACAAGAACTTAGAGGTATTGTATCAGTATCAGATATTAAAGTGTTTAATATGGTGGGGGGAAAATACTCAAGTTCACAAACCGCACAGGCGTATCAAGATGTTGCAACTAAAGAAATAAGATTAATTGACGACACTATATTTGCACAACCAACAGAATTTTATCAAATAAGATATGATAACACCGATATTGGTGTTAGAGTAAAACAATAATATTCACAAGGTTCTTTCTTAAACTACTATTGAAAATAGACAACAAACTATTTATCAAAAAGTAAGTATGACAAAATCATATAGATTAAGAACAAAAGTAGATTCACAAGCTGAAGACCAAGAACTTAGAGTTAATATTGACCAAGATTTTGATTTCTTGGAAATTCTTTCATTAAAATTAACTCAAAGCGACGTATATAGACGATTTTGTGCCGACTATGGTGTTATTGCAGGTCGTGTAGTTGCAAACGGTGGATTCGGTATTCCAAATGCCAAAGTATCTATATTTGTTCCAATACAAACCGAAGACATAAACAATCCTGTTATTAGTTCACTATATCCTTACACATCTATTTCAGATAAAAATGAAGATGGATATAGATATAATTTGTTACCTTACGAACCATCATATGAAGGACACGTACCAACAGGAACATTCCCAAGTAGAGAAGATGTACTTAATAGAAAAGAAGTTTTAGAAATATATGAAAAATATTATAAGTATACTGTAAAGACAAACGAATCTGGTGACTATATGATAGTTGGTGTGCCAATAGGAGACCAGCAAATTATTGTAGATGTTGATTTATCAGACATGGGTTGTTTTTCTTTACGTCCATCAGATTTGATTAGAATGGGTAGGGCAACAAGAGAACAATTTGATGGGAATGATTTTAGAAGTTCTACCGATTTAGCGTCTTTACCACAGATTGTTAATTTCACAAGAAATGTAAACGTTTCTTCTTTTTGGGGAGAAGCGGTTGAATGTCAAATAGGAGTAACAAGAGTTGATTTTGATTTAAGGGATTTAAATATTAATATCGAACCTACCGCTCTTTTTATGGGTTCAATATTTTCATCAAGTGATGAAGATTATTTAAAAAATAATTGTAAACCAAAAACAGAACAAGGTGATTTATGTGGATTAGTAACAGGTCCAGGTACCTTATTAGCCATTAGACAAACAATTAATTTAGACACTGAGGGTAGGCCAATTTTGGAACAATATTCATTACCATCAGGTGGTAAAGTTATTGATGAAAACGGAGCCTTTGTCGTTGATGTTCCAATGAACTTAGAATATCTAACAACTGATGAGTATGGTAATTTTGTTGTATCACAAGACCCAAGAGTCGGTATACCATCTAAAGCCAAATACAGATTCAAAGTAAAATATGATAGTGCAGAAAAAGACATTGCAACCCTTAGACCCGACTCACCAATCATAAATAAAGATTTTCTTAATCTAGATGCGTTCTCACCAAAAGGAAGTGTATTGAGGGGTAATTTTCTTGTACCCAATATAAAAGAATACGGTTGGACTGGAGGTGCTGGCACACCACTTGTTGACCCAGCAACTAAAGAAAATTTATATAAAAATGAATTAATTACTTTAGAGTTTACTAATAGTGAAATAGAACAAGAGTTATCTTTTATTGCGGGTAATAATGCATCATATAGAATCCAAAATATGTCGGGAGCGACAGGAGTAAGAATTCAAATTAATAATGTTATTGACAATACTAAATGGATTGATACACCAAACGGAGGTACTATAAAAATCACGGCAATTAAAAAGACCGAGATTGTAAATATAAACGGTGTAGACGTTGAACAACCTGTAAGGGCAAAAATAACACTAAGAAAATTTGATTATGATTATTCTTTATTTCAAAGGTCATATTCATTTAGTTTAGATTGGGACGATTATGTTTCATATGAAGATGCTATAAATTGTTTTGATACATTTTATGAGTTAACATACAATAAGGTATATACGGTTTCACAATTAATTGACGAATACAGAAAAGGTACAAATAGAGGAAGATTTTTAGGTATTAAAGAAATATTACAAAGGTCTTGTCAAACAGAAGTAAATAAATTTCCTGTTAATGACGGAGTTAGAAATTTTGATTTATTGTATTTTATTTTGGCGATTCTATTTAATATAATATCAATCCTACTTACTGTATTAATCCCTGTATATTCACTAGTAAAATTTCTTTGGAATAAATTTGCGGTATTAATTGCTGCTTTTTTTATTGGATATTGTATCTACAGAGTTGGAAGTAGTGTAGTTGCTCTTGCATTGGCTGCTTGGCCACCACAACCAGCATTTGTATATCGAGAATTAGGTGAGGTACTTCAGTGGGGAATTTTTGGTGGACTAACAATTGCGTTTTTTAAACAAATAACATCCAAAGATTTACCACCGTTAAAGTTACCGATGTTAACATACCCTGATTGTTCGGCTTGTGATTGTGGTGAATCTACAATATCTGAGGGTGAATCTGTAACAGGTGAATTTAATATAAGTTATTTGGCGGATATTAACACACCCCAAGTTTATCAACCGTTTGGTTCAAATCCTGGACCAAACGAAGGTATTGTACAATCAGGATTCGGTCAAATTGTTGCAGGAAGGGATGATGTAGATGATGATAAAACGTCTAGTGGTGCTAGAACACCAAGATATAACAATGGTGATAATAAATTTTGGACAGGGTATGGAGGAATTAATCCAACTTTACCAATACCTGAAAGAATTAATCTTTATAATACAAAGGCCCATTATTTTAATAATACCGCTGCGGGTGGTAGTAATAGAATAAAAATTTTCCCAAATTATATTCAAAATACAACAACAGGTGGTGGATATCAATTTTATGAAGACCAACCTTTAGTATTTTTAAGTGACCCTGGATTCTTATCTAATTATTCTGCAGGGACTATGTTATCCTTTTCATCCGTACAAAAAAGTAAGGACCCGAACATTTCTGCATCAACTCAAACTAAAAATTCTATTGGAACTAATAATGTTACAGGTACAACATTACCTGAAGGACCTAATGCAATTACAATTTCTTATGCAGACCCTAACAACCCATCAACATTAAAATCTAAAACTTTTACAATTAATCAGGATTTATATTCTGGTACGACAATACAATATAATTTTCCTGCTGACATTGAATATTATCAAGTCATAACAGGATACACCTTTCCTGAGTTGACAACAATAATGAATAATAATGTGAGTAAACAAGACTCAACAATATATTCTAATAGTTTTTGGAGTAGAGTTTTAAATGGTAAAGTATCGGTATTTGCTGGTTTTAAAAATAGTGATGGTGATAATACCAAATACGAATTTAACGACAATCCAATTTACAGACTACCTGACGATATGAGAAATAATATGGTTGTCACAATATTAATGAAAGGCGTTGACCCATATTCACCAAGACAAAATACCAGAATTGACATTTCTAAAATTTTTGGTTTACAAGAAAATACACTTAGATGTGAAGGTAAGTTTAAATTAAATGTGCCAATACAAACAGGTTTAACTTTAGATAATTACTCACAATATACAACAAATCAAAATACACAAATATTTTATCAATCATCATTTTTTACCGCATCAACTCAAACTGTTAGTGAAAAACTTTGGCGATATTCCGCGTTTACAACTAATAATCATAATCTTTATAGTTCATATAATAATTTAACTATTGATGGTAATAATTCTTTTAGAACAAATTCACCTGATGGTTATTATAATAATGAATATGTTATGGGCGGTTCTCAAATGATACGAAACACACCATACAAAGAATCTGTTTTAGAATGGGGTAAAAATACAGATATTGGTTATTATCTATACGATAGAAGCGTATATGAGTATACAGCAACAACATTGAATTTAAATAATAGTAACAAACTTGTTATGAGGTCAGATAGATTACCCAGGTCTGATGGATTTGATAACAATTTTGTATTAGCACAAAACAAAACTTTTGCGTTTTATGGTGTTAATGAAACTGGATATGCTAATCAAGTATTGGCGGGTGTAAGTACTGGCAGTGACTTTTCAACAGGACAAAACGTAGATTTTGAAGAAGAGTATGGTAGTGGAACAACAAGTGTTTTAAGTAGTTTTAGTTGTGATAAAATGGTACCTATTGGAGCTTATGACCAAGGTAATAATAATACAATGACTTTAAAACCTGAAAGTGACGAAGTTTATTGGATTACAGATAAAAAAGAAAACAAACGTGTTGTTGGTGGTTGTTATCAATTCTGTGTTGAGGATTTAACATTTAAAGCTGATTTAAATAACTTAGGTGAATGGAAAACTAGATTCTTAATTGGTTTAGCAATCTGTAGGAACGTATTTGGTATGACATTTACCAATCAGTGGATTAATGGTGGATTATATATGCCAGGTTTCCAAAATGATAAAATATATCCAAACCTACAAGTAAAAAATCCTGATTACGTATATTGTAGGGATAAAATTGTTTTTAGAATTGAAAATAATAGTTTCTTTTATCGTTCATCACCATTTAGTGACGGATTCTATGGAATGCCTGCGGGGTCAGACGAAAGAGAAAGAGGGAATAAAAATTTCTTAGGTAACCCAACAACCATTATGGATTTAGGTCCTAAAGATAATATAATAAAAAACATTTGTGCACAACCCGAATTTCAAGGGTATTTTGCAGGTAGATTGTTACCTACCACATTTAATTCGTTAGGCGACTTATTACAGCTATTTGTTGTTAGTAGATTATCAAATAAAAATTTCTTAAACGCTATTATTTTTGCTGGGAATCTTTCAGTTGGACAATTCTTCTCAAGAAGAAGTGATAAAATAGATGGTGACTTTGCTCAGTTATCAAGTATAAATTCTGAATTTGGTGTTGTACCATTTTCACCTGAATCATATCAAAACAAAAGTCTTTATTTTAATCAATCTAAAAATCCTGTAATTGGTATATTTTATACTGGTGATACTGAAGATAGAGATTATGTAACACCAGGTCGAGAGGTATTTATTGACACACCTAAAAAATTTGGATTTAATCAGTTTGGTAGAAAGTCACAAGTCGTTCCAATGTATAAATGGAAAATTGATGTGCCTACATCACCTAATACAACATCTAATATTTTTGGTTCCGAAAATAATGATTGGTATACTGGTGAAAACACGCCACAACTTTTTACAAGTTATGAATATCAAGGTATTGATAGATTGAGGAATGATACATACTTCCAAAGTAATAGAACAAAACCAAGTGTTCAAAGACCTGGATATATTTATTCGTCATCTGCTTTAACATCATCAACGGGTCAAATAACAGGTTTTACATATGACCCAACATTTACGTATTTTAACAATAACGATAAGTTCTTGGTTGGCGCTCCATTCCATTTTTACTTTGGTTTAAAGATAGGTAAAACGGCTTTAGATAAATTTATTAAAGATTATGCAATTGAAATATAATGAGTAAGATTAATAATGACATATTGATTGTTCAACCAAAGTCTGAGTATAAACTATCAACAGATAGATTATTATCGATACCTATTGAATTAAGTGCGGATAGAAAAGAACTTATTGAATCTGATAGAAGTAGAAATGTCAATTCACTTGAACTATCTGTCACAGAAAGAAATGAGTCAAATAGATTTAGATTGGGTGGTAAATTATCTTTAATATTTAACAATAGTTTAGAAGGGACTACAAATTATGAAAACTTTAAAAACTATATGTATTTGACCAACCCAATTGAGGTATTAACAAATAATGATACCCTGTTTAATAATAATGGTGAAAGAGTTGTAGATACATTTGGTATTAAATGGGATGGTTTTCCACAATATCATGAATTTAATTTTATTAGATATGATTTTGACAATCCACAATTTAGATATGAACCACAAAGTGCATCGACATACAATTGGACTCCTTATTTAAGTTATGTTTATTCTTCAGACACCTCTCAAACTATGAGTTATGTTGATACACAACTTAATGGTAATGTGGTGAATTTCAGTGCTGGCGATGGAATACCTTTTACAATTATAAACACTGTTGCGAATGGTGTTAATTACATAACATTTAGATGCGGTGGAAAACATAATCTAACACCTGCACAGTATGTTGAGTTATCAATAAATTATGACGGAAACAAACTGTTTCAAGTAGAGTCTTTGGGTGAAGCGGGATACGATAATGAAGATACAAGTTTTTCAATAATTAATTACGGATTTACTGGAAATACATTTAATAATGGTATTTCAGGGACTTTTAAAAGAATTGCAGATATAAATAATTCTGCCGAAACAAAATCAACATATTATGTTAGATTACATAAATTATTGACTAATGATAAGGGTATAATAATTAGTAAAATGGGATTTGAAAATGTTCCATTTAGTAAAACTGAAAAGGTTGAATATTCGGCTCTTACACCAAATTTAGTACAAAGAGTATCAACGTTAAACGGAACACAAAGTTATAGTTTTACTGTTGTTAAAGACTTGGAAGTAACTGACCTTGTAACAAATTTTAATAAACCAGTTACTAGCGTATTTTTAACAATTGTTAATAAAGGTTACTCAGGATGGTTTAATAAACCAAATCCGATTACAAATACATCAATACAATATGGTTGGAATTTTAATTTCCAAGAAAACAATATTGATAGTTGGTGGAGTACAAACAACCTTAATAGTTTTGAAAATATACCAACAACCAACTATTCAAGAAGAACACAATCAGGTACTTATCAATTTTATTATAATTCACCTTTAAACACTGGTGATACACTTGTTGGTGATTTTTGTGAATATAATGAAAGTGAACAATTAGAATATGTAATATCTGATTGTAATCACAAATTAACATTTAATGATACTTTGTATCAAATAGAATCACAAACAACATCGATACCTGAAGGATATTTTTACAAACCATTTTATGAAATTTCATTAAGAAAATACTCAAGTGATATAAGCGTAGAATTTAGTACTGAACCCGTAAACAGACCTAAGTGGGCTTATTTTTCTAGTTCAGAAGGTGTTTGGAAATGGAGAAGAATCTTACCACCTGGCGAAATAGAATCTGATGGTAATGGTACTGATTATCCATTTACAAATGGTTCACATTATCCGTTTTCAGAATTCATGTTTATGTTAACAACGCCATTTAAAAATATAAATGTAACGACACCTGTCGTATTAGAACCAATAATAGATAATTGTGAATAAATATAGATTCAGATTAGGGCAACAACAAACAAAGGCTATTGAAGTTCCCATTAGTATTGCTTGGGATTTAAATGGTGTGAATGACAGTATTGATTTGTTTGAGAATGATGTTATAAGACAAGTAATTAATCCGATTGATGACTTTGAAACAACAAGGTATTCACATAGGCCATTCAGGTCAGGAGCGATACACTCAAACCAACAAGAAACATCAACAAACTATGAATTTTATTTTTATAGTGCAACCACAGACTCTAACATCACTGGTGAAACAACAAATAATAATTGGGTTACTGATTATAGAGCTAACGGAATAAGTACGGTTGATGTTTTATATCAAAGAAATGTTTTCAAATCATCTTTTTTTAAATTAGATTTTTACGATACTAAAAGTTCAAGTAATCAACAAATATATTTAACGATAATAATACCAACACACCAAGGTCAATTTATGTCTGTTCAATATGGTGTTAGTACTGTTAATATAAAGAAACCTGTGTTTAATTTAGACTTTGTTGGTGACAAAGAGGGTTATTTTATTTATTGGTTAAAAGATACAGAATTTGTTGACCTTAAAACATTATACATGAGCACTAAATTCTATGATGCGAGAATTGGTCAGTTTAAAAGAATGATGACACAAGGTCAAGGTATATTATCAGACAAATTTAGATTTAATAATGAAGATTATTTTTATTGTCAAGTTGATTTAAATTATGATGATTATACATATGAAATCACATTAACAAATCCTTTTGTTACTGAAGAAAGGGTCGGAACAAAATCTAATCCGATGAAATGGTATGAGTATGTAAATCCGCCAGCCCCACCAATAATAACAAACCCAACACCTACCCCAACACCTGTTGGAACCCCAAATAAATTTTTGGTTAAAAGATGTAGTGACGATACACCGATGTATGCAGTTGACACTAACAATACAGGTGCACAGATTGGTGATTTTGTTAGATTAAACGGAGCATCAAATATTGGATGTTGGGAAGTTGTTGCAACCACAACAGTTACAGGTGCATTAATAGTTTCAAAACATAAAGATTGTAGTTGTAGTTAAATAAAATGAATACAGATATTTTTAAAGTTTCAATATCACAAGAATTTTTAGAAGCCGCTAAGGTGGATGTTTATGTGCCATATCCTGATGGTGGTGGTAGGGAAGTACCATTTTGGACAGGTATGACATATCTTTTATCGGGTGGTACTAATGGCAGTTCAGTACTAACTGGACTTACGATACCTGTTATGTTTACACAATCATTTAAGGATATTGGGTACTATTCAGGATTTGATGGCGCGATATATCAAAAAGATATTAATAATAATTTTGTATATAGCGGGGTTACAGGTTCACCACAAAGTTATACCCTTTATTTATATAATACATCACAACAATTTGCCCAAGATATTACATATACTGTTGATTGGGGTGACGGCTCAAATGTTGAAATTCTAACAAACAAAGCGCCGAACTACACATCACACGAATACCCAATAATACCTGATGTTACAAATAAAAAATATACGGTATCAATGAGCGGTGCAGGACCTTGGGGTATAACAGTAACAACAAAAACAATTACAATACCATATACCGAACTTGGAATACCAAATGAAGAAGGTGAAACTTTATTTATACCTATGGGGACTTATTGGTCAGGTACACCAATTTCTTACAAATGGATATTCACAGGAGATAGTTATAACAACTACCCAGCTCAGATAACAAAATCTTACCCACAATACACAAGTGTACCATTTTTTGTAACAGGATTTACAAATTCTGAATTAACAAATTTAAGGTTATATGGTCCTAACCCATATGTGGAAGGTGTACCTGTAATTAAAGATGGGGAAATTATTGGATTGGTTAACAGAATTACAGACAACTTTACCGCCTATACATTTAATAATATTTTATATTATGATTATATCGATGGTTATACTCTCTTCATTACAGGATATTCAGACCCTACTGACCCACAAAAAATAGTACCAATTATGTCGGGTATTACTGAAGAAATGATTTCTTTATTTCCGATAGTAAAAGAAGAAGTATTAATCGGTATGGTAAATGGAACAGAAATACAATCAAGTGTATTTATAGACAGGGGGAAATTGTCAGGAACTGAAAGTATTTTAAGACTTGGAGAGATTGACAGTATGAACGACCTCATAAATTATGGATATGGATATTTTAAAATTTAAAAACTAATGGCACTAGGAACCTATGGAATAACAAGACCTGCCGATATGTCTCCTGAAGATGTGGAAATCATTATGATTTATACACCAACAAGAGATTACACCGCAACGCCAGTAATTAAAAAATTAGATGCAACTCAATTATTAACGCCCTATTTTAATAACACTAATACAGGTGGAAACACCAACGAAATATTAGGTGGGATGTACAATTTGAGACTGCCTTCAACAGACTTTAATCAACTTGGGATTTATTCGTTAATGATAAGACCCGCACAAATAAAAACCACTTTAACTGATTGTGGTGTGTTATCAACATTACCAACGGTTAAAGGTTTAATTGTTGATACAAATAATGTACCTGCGTCATTTAGGTCAAGATTTAATTCACAAGGTTTAGTTGGTTATAGAGTTGAATATTTAAATAATGACGGAACAAAAATACCTAATTTTTACAGAATTGTTACATCTTCTTTTTATGTTGATACGGTTGCTGCTCAACCAACATTGGGAAATGTTAATACCGTAAGATATAGATATATTGATTCACCAAATGCTAGAAATTTAGTTTTCATGACGGTATCACCATCAAGCGCTCCGTCAAACAATCCAGGTGCCGTACCTTATATTGGACAGCCAGGTCAACAAGTAATACTAACAAATACATTTTTCAATCCATTTATGATTGAAATAGAAATGGCAGAATATGACTTGAACAGTATTGCAATTGCTCTTTATGGTAACCAAGTTAAAGCGATTGAACCTGGATTATACACTATCTACGACTCACAAAGTAGAATATTTAAACAATACAACTTGTTTGAAATTAGAAGTGACTTCGATGACATTCTTTATGAAGTACGTCAGGATAGAGGTAACAATATTGATACAAGTCAAAGCTTTGATAATATACTTCCATAATGACTAAAATTGTTGTTCCAAATACAGGTGCTGGTTTTAGCAGTCCTACCGAAGATTTGGTAGGATTCCAAACCGTGCGAGGTGGTGGATTAACAAATTCAAATTTTAAGTTTGATTATGGATTTGCGGAAAAAATAACTCAAGAATATCAAGAAGGTGTTTTTTCTAATCCAATAACACTTTCTTCTCTTAATATTGAAACAATAGAAGAGGCGAGGGAAGCGGCTTCAAAAGACTTAAAAGTATATCCAAGTTATGATTTAACTGAGGTAACTAATTTTACATTATATGGTTCGTTAACCAAAAGATTGGAAGTTTCTGTTAAACAAATTATTAACTATTTTCCTGCGGCATTAGAAATTGACCAAGTATATTATGACTATACTACAGCATTTACATGTAATAATGTTGTGTACAATCAGAATACTAATCTAACAACATTTGAAGTAGATGTAACAAGAATCAAAAACATTTTTGATATTGACTATACCGTAAATGCATCAAGAAATGTTGCATTAAGACCAACAACAGTAAGTCCATTAAGAGCTCTCACACCAAATTATAAAGAATATTCACTTTTTATTGGTACAGGAAGTAATGAATATCATGTGACATTGTTTACACCAAGTCAAAGTTTATCTGCGGGTACTTTGGTGTTTACAGTTTCAGGTGATTGTTTTTCAGGACAAACTTTAATTACAGATTCATTGGTAATTAAACCAAGTAAGTTAAAAACTGAGATGGTGTTTTTTAACGACTTTGATGAAGTTGAAAAGTTTTTATTAAATAGATTTGTAGTACCAAAGTATACATCACAATTTAAAATCCCAAGACAGACAGATGACGGAACTTTTTATACTGCGTTTGAATACTTGACATGGCCATTATATGGTTCTTGGAATTTAGATATTATAACAGACGCATACCAAAGTTATGTTGGAAAATTGGCTGGGTTCGGTTTAGAAATTGATGAATTTAAAACCAACTTAATTAGTAGATTTTTAACAACAGGAGCATTCCATGAATTTGATACACCTGACCAAAAAATTGAAAAGGTATTACAAGTGTATTCAAGAAGTTTTGATGAAACAAAAAAATTCATTGATGTATTGGCGACAATGAATTCAGTGTCTTATGTTTCAGGTGACGATATACCATCAACACTTTTAGTTTACTTAGCAAAAACATTAGGTTGGGATACAAATATTTCACCAATAACAAAAGAAGGTTTCTTAGCTTCAGTGTATGGTGTAAAAAACAAATCAATATACGAAGGTTGGACAAGAGACCAAACACCAACTGAATTAAATTATGAATATTATAAAAAATTAATTCTTAATTCAGCATACCTTTTCCGTTCAAAAGGAACAAGACGTTCAATAGAATTTTTAATGAAAACTATTGGAGCTCCTGAAGCTTTAGTAGAATATAATGAAACAATTTATTTGGCGGACAGAACAATAAAATATTCTGATTTTCTTAACAAATATGCCAAGATTTCGGGTGGAACTTATGTTCAAAATGTTCCATCATATTTGACAGGTTCTGAGTACCAATTCAAAGGACAGACATATACTGCATTTACAACAAACCAAACCGCAACGCCATCACAATTCTTTATCGCTGATTATCCAATCAATGAAGATGGTTATCCAATAATGCCAAGAACCACACAAGATTTCTTTTTCCAAAAAGGTGGTGGTTGGTATCAACAAACAGACACACATAATTCAGGTCAACAAGCGGTTGTAACAAATCAAACATTTACAGGTCAAAGTCCTAATACTCAATTACAAACTATACCACCAAGTTATGGTAGTGAATATTTACAAAGATTCACAACCTTTCCAAATATGGATGGTTTAGGATTTAATTTAAGACAAATTAAGACAGTTGATAAATCATCTTATACTGTTCCTGAAACATTTGATTCAAACACATTAGTTGTTAACACTAAGAATGTTGATTTATTTTTAAATGTTGCTCAAGGTATTACATATAGTGTATGGCAAACATCAAGGGATGAAGATTATCCAATACCATACACAGGATTATCTAATCCATATCCATCACCTGGTAATATAGATTGGACGGTTATTAATCCACAACCACAAATTGATACTTTTGCAGAATTTGCACAGAAATTCTACAAAAACATGATTAATGTTAGAAATAGATGGTATACCACAGATGGTAAAAGTTCAGGATACCCTACACTACAACTTGTTTTTTGGAATTACTTACAATCACTTGAAAATGCGGGTATTGATATTTCACATTACACATACCAAAAAATGATAGACTATACTATTGGTATTGGTGATTATTGGACAAGTTTGGTTGAACAAACAATACCATCAACAACCATTTGGAATGGTGGTATAAAATATGAAAACTCAGCGTTTCATAGACAAAAATATGTTTATAGAAGACAAAGAGGTTGTATCTTCACTGCGGTACCTTGTACACCTTGTGAAGTTACAGGACCAACATATATGAATGATTGTATTGATGAAACAGTATCAGCATCTACTTTCCCTTGGAGTGGTACAACATCAACAATAGAATCTTTCCCTGACGCATTACTTAAGGCAACAAACGCAATTGTATTAAGTAGTGGATATACTTTATCAAACTGTCAGAAAAATTCAATAACATCAGTTTGGTATACTGACATTAGACTTGACAACCAAATATTAGTCCAACTACCGTTTTTTGTTGGTTACGGTTTGACAGGTCCAAGTAGTGTACCAACAGACCAAGAGTGGATTGATGGTTTGGAAACAAATTTAGAAAATATTTATCAATACGGATTAAATTATAATATTAATTCTGAACAAGTAGTAATCTCTAATTCAGGTTGTGTTGAGCAATTTGCGGGTAAAACACTATCAATAAACATTGGAATAAACGTATCGATAAATTGTAGTTAATGGCTAATTTTCAATATAATTTTACAGTTACAGGAGATTGTACTAATAATAGTTCAGGTGCAATTAAAATATTTTTATCAGGTGGTGTTGAACCATATACCATCGATTGGGTAAATCCAAACATAGGAACAGGTGATACAAAGACAGGGCTTTCTGCAGGACCATACATAGTTCGTGTTAATGATTCGTTAGGTGATATTAATAACGAATTCTACATAAACATGATTGTATCGAGTGGTGGATGTTTAAATGCTGAAGTCATTTCAGGTACAACTTGTGGTTTAGACAACGGAATTGTTTCTTTAACAGGCGCATCTACCGCTTACCCGATAACCATGAAATTGTTTAGCGGTAATACTGAAGTAATTTCAGGTATAACATACAATGGTGAATTATCATTAACTAACGTACCATCAGGTGTTTTCAGAGCTTACTATGAAGACTATGGTGGGTGTAGTGGATTTTCTGAATCGATAATTGTACAACCATCAACACCTTTAGATTGGGGATTTTATATTGTTAATGATACATCTTGCTATGGTAATGTAGGTAAGGTACAAATAACAGGACTAACGGGTACACCACCATTTACATATTCTTGGGGTGATGGCTCCACAGGTACAACATTAACAGGATTAACTGCGGGAACCTACACAGTTGCGGTTACTGATTTTTATGGATGTACTAATTCAAAAACCGCAACGGTAAACAACGCGGAACCTTTAGGTGTTTTTGTTGCGTCTTCAACATCACCAACTTGTTTTTCAGGAAATGGAACCGTAAGTCTGACGGTAACAGGTGGTACAGGTCCGTTTTTCTATTCAGGAAATAACGGTACCACATTAATATCATATGCTACTCAAGTTGAATTTTCAGGATTTTCGTCAGGTATTGCTTCATTTGTTGTAACAGATGCAACATTATGTACCGCTCTCACATCAACATATTTACAAGCTGAGGCTGGATTTACACTATTAAATTTTTTAGTTGAAAACTCTACTTGTTCATCTGAAGGTGGCAGTATAACGGTTGAGGTTGTCGGTAACGCACCTTTTACATACACTTTAATTAGACCAGACTCAAGTTCAAATAGTTATACACAAACATCACCAATAATAACTTTTAATAATTTAAGTAGTGGTGAATATACAATTGTTGTTGAAAATGGTTCAGGTTGTCAATTAACAAGAACGTTTGACATTTTTACAAATAATAAATTTGATTTGACAATAAGTACAACAGGAACCACATGTGGACAAAACAACGGACAATTTTCCGTTGAAGTTGGAACTGGTTATACAGGACTATTGGACTTTATATTAACAAAAGATAATGTATCAATAATCCAATATGTTGACGTTGCGTTTTCCTCAACAACATTTGTAAACTTATCATCAGGAATATATGAACTTCAAGTTAGAGATGAAGATAACTGTTCTGTTTATTCTAATATTACAGTATTATCTTCAACGGCACTTGATTTTATTTTAGTACCGACTAGTTGTGGTAATTCAAATAATGAAGGAACTATTACCACAACAATAGTAAGCGGAACACCACCATTTACATACCAATGGTCAGAAAATACAGGAAATCAAACAACACAAAACATAACAGGTCTTAGCGGTGGTACATATAGTGTCGTTATCACTGATGCTTCGGGATGTACAAGAACAGGTAGTGTTATCGTTCCTTGTACACCATTAGTGACTGGTTATGTATTTTTACCATTAATTTCCACAGGATTTACGGTTACATTAAACACTGAAAGGGATTTTGAATCTATGGTTTCTGAAGGATTTAATGATTTGACATCGGGTAATACTAACTGTGTTTTATCATCAGCGACATATACAGCATTTGTTGAAATAAGTGGTAATACTTACGAAGATGAATTTTTTACGGGTACAACTTTAAGTGGCGTCCCAACAGAAGCCCAATGGATTCAATCATTAGAATCAATACTTTCAGGTGTAACAGGTGTTAGTGCATATACATTTGATACTGTTAATAACACTGTAACTGTAAAATCTTCGTGTGATGGTAACGAAGATGAATTACAAGACTCTGAATTTATAATTGGACTAACCATTGATTATGATATTTATTGTGAAACATAATGGCATCAAGATTAATCATACAAAACGTTACGGGTACAACACCGTATGATGTTTACGTTTGTGATTTGCTTGAAGTTTTATGTAGTTATGTTGGCGTATTAAGTGGTACAACTTTAGGTCAAGTTTTTTATCTACCTTCTTTATATGATACGGCACCAATTATTGTTGCAAAATTAATTGACAGTAATGGTTGTGAAGTAAAAAAAGAAATAATGTGTGATGAAAACTGCACATTTCAGGTGGTTATTTATGACAAATCAGGGTACCCATGTTTATTTACGCCAACGCCAACACCAAATTTAACAAATACACCAACATCTAGTGTTACTCCGACTGTTACACCGACACCAAGTATTACAACAACTTTAACACCGACACCAAGTATTACAACAACTTTAACGCCTACACCAAGTATTACAATAACTTTAACACCGACACCCAGCGTTAC